CCTTCGGGAATGTGGTGGCCTATCAGGGTCAGGAGTACCGGATTATGACCGTTACCGACCGCCCGCCCTCGGCTTGGGTGATCTGCAAGGTCCAGACCAAGGTCCAGTAATGGCCCTAGAGGTCACAGTCAAAAAGGGGGTAAGGGTGGACTATACCACCTTGTCCCGGGCATTCGCCATCTACACGATGGTCATGCGTAAGGACATCGCCCAAGTGGTCAAGCAGCAGGCCAGGTTCTTCGCCAAGGATATGTGCGATTACACCCCGCCCTTCTCCGGAGCTGGCCCGCAGACCACCAAGGGCGGCGAAGGCGGCTTCGGCAACAAGGCCAGGAACAAAGGACGGGATGCCGTCAGCCGTGATGTCCGTAAGATTTTCGCCCCAATTGCCCAAGCCCCGGCGGCTGGGGTGGCAGCCAGCGGCAACATCGGCATCCTGAACGCATGGATGACCGAGAAGATGAAACTGCCCACCCCCCATGAACCCGACTATATCTTCAAGATGGTCGAAAAACGAGGTATCATCGGGCAGGGCGAATTCGATTATTTCCAGCGTGTCGAGGCAAGAAAAGGCACCCCGCGCACGAAGTTCATGCTCGGTACCACCGAAAACTCCGTGAAGTCCTACCACCTGCAACGCCGTGGCGATCCTTCGTACAAGGTCAGAAAGACCGATAAGTCCGAAATCACCTATGTCGATAACTGGAAGGTGGTCGAATCCTACATCAAGCGGGTCCAGCAGCGCGTAGGCAAACTGAAGTCGGGCTGGTACTACGCCGGCCTGCAACTGGGTAAGATGCCCACCTCCGCCTGGATAATGAACCAAGGGAACAGCACATCTGTCTATTCGCCCAAACTGCTAGGCCCGGACCCGACAATCAAACTAGGCTCCAGCATCGGGAGACGGTACAGCCAGGGCTACCACTTCATGCGGATGGCCATGAACCACCGCTACTACTCGCTCCGGGTGGCCATGCTGAACCACCTCAAAGGGCCGCGCAACCACGGCAAACTCCAAGAGGTCATCCGTCGCCTCGAAGGCGGATTCGATTTAACAAACACCACCGAATAATGAGCATCAATTTCTATAACTTCCGTACCATCCTTGAGGAGAAGGTGGCCGGCTATCTGGCCTCCAAGTTCCCCGGCCTCGCCGTGCATAAGGGCGTCACCGATGAAATCCGGGTGCTGCCGATCATCATCGCCCACGCCGAGTCCTCCCATACCGTCCCAGACCTTGGCTCAAACACCCTTGGCAATTACACCGCCGTCCTGAAGGTCTATGTCTATTCCAGCGCGGACGACGAGACCCTGGACACCCACCGCCAGCGGGTGGCCGAAGTCATCGGGGCGATGGTTGATGTGCCTGCCCTGCAAGCCCTGTGGAATCCGACCGACGACGGCCAGCTCTACAACCTTTGGATTCAGAACGACGAGGAGGGCATGAGCCAGCGACGGTACGGAAATGTCATCGAATTCACGGTCTGGGGCGTCCTCCCCCCCGCCCCTTGACACTTGGCTAAACCCATACGACTATGTCCGATACCCAGAAAGATTTTGGCGTGGCTCACTTCTTCGGGCTGCGCGGCACCAGCACCTACATGACGGTGCAGTCGGATTCCATCACGGACACCTTCGCCCTCGATGTCGAAGTCTCCGACGAGCATGGCCGGGTCATCACGGACCGCCTCGACGACGAGCGTTACGAAATCACCCTTGAAGGTGTGCTGCTTGAGTCTGATAGCCTTCCCACGAATGGAAGCACTTTCATGTGGGCTTCCCGTACCTACATCCTGAAGTCGATTGACGACAAGGGTACGAACAAGGACTTCCGCAAGGTTTCCGTCAAAGGAATCAAGTACCAGCAGATCGCCTAATAGGGCGGCATCCCACGATGGATGCTAGATACCTTCAGGCCACGACCGTCCTGCCCAACCAAGATAAGGTTTGCGGCAGGACGCTTCGTCCTTTCTCTCTGCGTCACCGGGTGGCCCTGGAATCCATCGGGTCACCGTTCCTCGACCCGATGGGAAAGACATTCCGTCCGCTTGATGTCATCTTGGCGGTACGCATACTGTCCACCTACGATAAGGAAAAGATGTCGGACAGGCTGACCATGATGGACAAACTGCACATGATGATCCTGAATTGCAGCCGCAAGAAGCTGGCCTATGCAATCGGTCGTATCATCGGATGCATCCAGATTTCCTGCTCCTATCCGAAACTCTGGAAGAAGGAAAAGAAGGAAGGTCAGATGCACACGGAGAAGATGCCCATGCCCCTGGCCTGCATCGCCAATCTCACGCGCAACGGCGTAGGACTTGAGGAAGCCTGGACCATGCCGGAAGGCGAGGCCGTCTGGATGTCCATCGCCCATGCCATTTACGAAGGCGCGAAGGTCGATATCCTTTCGACCGACGAGGAGAAGGAACTGGAGAAATTCCACGACCGCATCGCCGACTACAAGAAACGAATGAACCACAACTGACATGGCAGATTTAACCGTAACCATCGGGGCTGACCTCACCGAACTTGAAAAGGGTCTCGGCGACGCCGGCAAGACCGTCAAGAAGGGTGCCGAGAAGATTGAGAATCCTTTCAAGGCCACCGCCGAGAAGTTCAGCAGCGCGGCGGGCATAGGCGGCATGATCGCCGGTCCTGTCGGGATGCTCGTCGGTCAGTTCATCGACGCTTTCTCGAATCTCATCAGCAAGGTCGGAGAATATGTGAAGGAACTCATCGCCTACTCGGTCGAGATGCGGAATCTTTCAATCGCAACCGGTGTTTCAATCGGAGAACTTCAGAAACTTGAAAGCCTTTCCAAGGCCAGCGGCATCAGCCTGACAACCTTGGCCCATGCTTTCAATCAGTTCGACAAGAGCGCAGGCACGGCCAGAATCAAGGGTTCGGAGTTGAACAATATGCTGGCCAAGATGGGCATCGGGATGGACAGACTTGCCACCAGGGAGTTCACCGCCATCGATGGTCTGAAGGCACTTGCCGCAGCCTATGAAGCCGGAACCGACGCACAGGTGCTGGCCTACTACGGCAACATCATGTACGGATCGTCCTTCGAGCAACTGCTGCCCATCATCAAGCGGGGGCAAGTGGCCATCGACGAGTATGCAAGACGCACCGCCTATTCGAACGGAGAGGCCAGTTACACTCTGGCGAGAATTTCGGATGACTGGGACAACTTCTGGCATTCGTTCAAAATCGTCGCCGTCGAAGCCATCGCATATCTGGCGAATATTTTGTACGAAAAATTCGACGGCATGATTGCTGGCATCGTCCGCATCGTGGCCCAACTAGACCCTGAAAAAGCAGGCAAAATGGCGGAGATGATGATTAACCCGGCATCATCCCCTGCCCAAAGAGGCAAACAACTGATGCTGATGACTGCGGGATTGAGTGATGAGGATAAGAAAAAGTTCTTCAAGGGTTACCTTGAGTCCGCAGGACCAGAAGGAAAGAAACTCGAAGCCTTCGGCCTCGCCCCCGCCGGCGGCGCGTCCAGCCTTCAGCAGATGGGCGGAGGCGACATTTTCGGAGCCATCGCCTTCTCCCCTTTGACCGCCATCGAGAAGAACACCCGTGACACCGTCGATGCCGTGAAGGAACTCAAGTCTCCTCCAGAGGAATCCATCCTGCGTCCCGAGAACATCAACGCCAAATAATCTTATGCCAGCCCCATCCGATACTCTCATCAAATTCGGCGATCCGCTGACCAATTCGGATTCGCCGCAGCTCCAGCCCGGATGGACCGTGGAGCAGGACGGCTTCGGCCTCGTTCAGGTGCAGGCCAAATACAAGTGGGACATCTCAAGGGCTAATTACTTCTTAAGCAAATTCGAGAAGGGCGTCTTCCAGGCTCCTGACCCTTTCACCTATTGCACGATGTGGAAGGCCAACATGAGCGTCGATAAGGGCGGCATCCTGACCATCACCGCAGACTTCGTCGGCATCGACACCCTCATCAACAGCGGTGCGCGCACCAATCCGCAGATCGCCGCCACGGCTGGTTCGTCCTCCGAGGCCATCGAGCATCACCCCAACTTCGTTAAAGAGAATTGCACCAGCGGTTCTCTTCCCGCAGGTGCCCCCCTTGCACCTTGGCCTACTGGCAATGGCTGGGATGGAGCATCAGCCACCAATCCAAACCGTGCCCTCTGGACGCCCTATGTGGCCGCCCGTGGTGCCGAACAGGGCTACCAGTTCGTGGGCTTCTTGCCCAACCAGAAGTCCACCGAGCCTATCAACATCAAGGCCGGGGTGAAGAATTACTACAAGCCACAACTCACGCTGCGTGTCCTTCAGTATATCCTCGAGGAATCTGAAGCCTTGGAAATGGCTTCCTATGTCGGCTGGACCAATACGGGACAAATCTGGAATGTCCCCGAAGCGTACAGGAATCTTGGCGTACCCGGTTCATATCCTGGCGTGTTTACTTACAGTTCAGAGTATGCAGCCAAAATCAACCCTGGCTTCCTTTGCACTAACTGCTCGGTCGAACTTTACGGAGCAATCTACAAGGTCACGACCGACCTTATGCTCTCCGGCATCGCCGGCTGGGATCCTGATATCTATCCTGCCGTCACCGACTGAAGATGCGTTCCATCAACGGATACAACAATAGTTCCACCAACGGGTCTTTCTCCTCCGGTGAGATCAATGCGTCCGGATTGAACAAACTCGGAACGGGCATCGATATCGCCCGAACGATGTTCAGCAACGATGTCGAATTCGTATCAGGAACCGGAGGCACGGCCTATTCGCTCGGTCAACAGCCTGCTGTCTATTCTCCCACCACTTACCTCCCTTGGCAGACCATCGTCCAGGAAGAGGTCGTCGAAGGTGCTACGAAGTACTATGTGAAGGTCGTGCGCGGCGTCTGCAATTACACGCAAAGCAAGTTCCCATTCAGTCCCAAGACCACGGGCGTCGCTAGCATCGACCCTGACGAGGAAGGCTGCCCGGTCTAT